TCTCAAAAAAACTCCTTACCTTTGCACCCGCTTACGATAAGTAAGTTGGCATTGGTTCGCTAGCTCAGCTGGTAGAGCATCACACTTTTAATGTGAGGGTCATGGGTTCGAGCCCCATGCGAGCCACGGAAAGGGGTATCATTCGATACCCCTTTTTTAGTGAAATTCGTTTAGATATAGGCATTCCAAGAAGATTAGAGCAGTTTAGCAGCTTGCACGTAATTGGGCAAATTTGTACATGGTAGCAAAAAATCATTGTACAAATCATTGACCAACGATTGCAAATCATTGTACATCACTTTAAAATTGTTCTAATTATGAGAATTCCAACAATTAAATTCGTTCATGATCGTCGCCACAATGGCACTGTTGAGGTACGTATAGCCATGAACTGCAAATCGTATTACTTCTCTACTGGTATCAAGGCTAAGAGTATGACACGTCTGTCTTACGAAGAACATGAACGCTTACAGATTATCCGTAATAACATCGAAGGATACATTAACCATTGCCTTAAGACGGATGCACCTGTTAGCGTTGCTGCTATTCGTGTCAACGCTCTGCAAGAGGCTGCAAGAGATGAATTTATAGAATTCTGCAACGATAGAGTTAATGACAGAGAGATGCGAGCCTCAACACGTAAGAAGTACGATGTGTTTCTCAATTCGCTTGCTGATTATGGTAAGCTCTCAACGTTCCAGGACCTCACTCCTGGTAACATCCTTACTTATCTGGAATGGATACGCCATAACAAGCCAGTCAACGATGCAGGCGTATATAACTACTACAAGTGCCTCCGCACACTTGTTAACGAGGCGGTGCTCTTCGAGAAGATAAATTCCAACCCATGCAGCAAGTTACGTGGTCAAGTCAAGACTGGTAACAGAATGCTCATTGAGTATCTCACAACCTCCGATCTCGACAAGCTCGTAAATACTCCAATGCCCTCCGAGATGATGGAACACGCAAGAGACCTCCTTGTATTCCTCTGCTTCACTGGTATGCGCTACTCCGATATGATAGCCTTCGATATTAACAACTATCACAAGGAGCATGATATATGGATAGCTAACAGCGAAGCCGTTAAGACTGGCACGGTGTTCGTCTCACAGCTGCTCACTCCAGCCGTGCGCATCCTCGAGAAATACAACTATCAGTTACCAAAGATGAGTAATCAAAAATTGAATTATGCGTTAAAATCCGTGCAAGTGGTATGCAATATCAAGCAGCGCCTACACACTCACTTAGGTCGCCACACATTCGCTACATATATGCTCTCTCATGGTGCAGCGCCTCAGAACGTTATGAGGATGTTAGGACACTCCCGTATCTCTCAGACTATGCGATACGCTGCTATTCTCGCCAAGGATGTACGCTCAGACTATAGCAAAGTGGATGCCGTGTTTAAAACCGTATAAAATGCAAAAAGCAGAGCCTTATCGGTTCTGCTTTTTTAATAATTCATCAAGATACTTGCTCCTGTTCGTTGTTAGCTCATCAAGTATCTTAACGGCTTCCTCTGACAGCTTGATTGTTAGTCTTACATTTCTATCTGTTGGTGGTCTGCCACTACCAGGACGAGCGCCACCGAGTTTCTTTCCTTCTGCCATTATTCTTCTACGATCTCATAAAAATCTTCTGTGTAAGTCCCGTCTGCTTTGTCATCAGCTTCGAACTTAGCCAACATTTCTTGTGCCTCTTGATAGCTTAATCCAGTCTCTATTACGTTACCTGCTTCTCTGTCTTGGATTCTATAAGTTTTTGCCATAATATTGACTTAACCGTGATGTCGAGGGCTGAATGTTCTTAAAAAATCAACATATAGATATCATCGTTACCGTCATTCTCTGACCAATAACCTATCTTAGCATCACCTGTTTCAAGTCTTTTCTTGATTTCGTTGTATTCATCATCTTCAACATTTGCTGCTGGCTCTAACTCAGGTAAAAAATTATCTACTATTACCTCTTTCACTTCTGGTAATTCATTAATGCCAACAATTTCAAATTCTGTTTCGTCTGTAACATTTTCAAATGTATCTTCAGTAATCTCACCATTTGAATAAATATAACGATTGTTTGGTGAATCATAAACAAAGGCGGTTGTGTTACCAAACTCAATATTCTTAATAAACTCGTTGTACTTCATAATCGTAATGTTTTAATTGTTAGTAACTTTATCTGTTGCAAAGATAGTAATCTTTTGATTAAGTGTGCACAAAATCAATAGAAAAATGACGTGTTTTATCAATTGTTAACTTTTGATTTAGTACGTACACAATCAAATTAAGACTTATTCACAAAAAGAGGCTGCCTTCACAGGTAGCCTCTCCTAAACTAAATTAACCACTAAAAAAACTGTTATGAAAAAATCTATATGTTACTTCAACTTATTCTTACCGATCTTGTATGTAAGCAATGCGCCTAACACCTTGAGAAATAAGAGAGCCAACAGAACATCTCCACACCACATTTCGAATTTATTCCACCAACTTAGCTCTTTATCTACGTATATCGGTGCACTCGGCTTGTAGTGATAACCTTGAGACGTTAGCGAGTCTGTAGCAGCCTTCAACATCTTCACGCTATCACGAAGTTCTGCAATCTTCTGTGTATCTCTATATCGTTCTATGTTGTGCCAGCTCTCCACCTTCTTAATGTTCCCCTGCTCATCGACGGTTGTGGACACGGAATCTTTGCGGACAATGCTATCTTTAATTAACACTTTGTTATCTTTTGCGCTTTTACGCTCGATATACACCGTGTCATAGTGCGCCTTAATTACTGTGTCCGTTCGTATCTCTGTTACAGGCACGAATTCCTTGCTCTTGCAGCCTTCGCACATCACAGCGCATAATATCAGCAACAACCATGCAACGAGGCTCATAGCCATATATTTTACTTTCACCATCTTACTATAACTTTATTTCCTTTTTTCAATTCTCTCAGCTGGATGCCGTTCAACCGATTCATCCAGCCGTTATAAAACTCAGGCTTGTTCTGCCTCTTATAATAGTTCGCTCTCGCTATCCATAGCCTCCTGAACAATTCTGCCTCATCAGGATAGTTGTTGATAGCTGCAAGCGTTTTCTGTCCTACCACTCCATCTGGCTGCACTCCTAACACAATCTGTGCGTTGGTGATGCCGTAGCGCCCTGAGTTCCACACCCAATCAACAAGCAAGTTCGCAACACTCTGATACTTGATTTCGTCAGCTTTCCACCTATTCCAGAAGTTCACCTTAAAGATGCACTCCCATTGTTTCATTGTCAGCAGTTTCAAATCCTTCTCATCAATGCGACCATCTTTGTTATTATCCCATCTCCCAAGTGCCTTGTATGTCGCAAGCGTCACGCCCATATTAGTTGCTCCGCCTTTATCCCTCGGATCGTTAACATAGCCACCCTCCCATACGAGCACGAAAGGTTTCAATATATTCGCATCTGCCATAACCTACTCCTTTCCTACTGTTCCGTTAAGATATTCCTCCACTTGTGCCTCGCTAATCCTCAGCTTATGCGCAATCTCACCTCTCAGTATAGGACGCAGCAATCGCAAGAAAGGCATATTAGGACACACAATCAGCATCGAACCAGCCATGCTCCACAACTCCACAAGTGATATCAGCGAGCACACCACAATCGTTGTTACTGGCAATGCCATGCCCACGATCTTATCAATCACTACGAAGCCAACAATAACGCTGCCATATACAGATAGCTTGCTCACGCTCTCTTTGCCTAAATAGCTATACGCAAAAGTGCCACGCTTCACCGCCGACGCTATAGCCCAAGCTAAATCAAGTGCCACCACGATAACCACCGCCTCGATAGCTGATTGATAACCCGCGAAAAAATTCGCCAAAACAACTCCCAACAGAGACACCCATCCACTAAAAGTTGACAGGATAGCTTGCAATTTGTGTAGAAAATGCCAAATCATATCTTTATTATATTAACATTCAAAACCTTACATTAATACACACATCATTCAGCAAGCAGCCCCCATATAAAAAGCTCTCTCAACGCGTTAACGCCAAGAGAGCTCCTTTTATACGAGAGTGTCACACCCCCTCCGAAAACTCATTATACTGCTTGAACTCCGCAAACTCTGCCAAGTCATATCTATCTGTATCCTTCAACAGCTTCGCTATTGTCTTACGCAATATCTTCAACTCCTTATCGTGCGGATATTCTTGCTTTATAACCTCGCTTTTTCCTTTGTCAGGGAAACGCATATCGTCAATTGCATACACATCGTACACCCACCATGTTACAGCATTGCCGTCAACATCTGTTGTTTCTTCTTTACGCTCATTGGCGTAATAGAGTCCTGAATTATCGCCTGTTAGCCTGATGAAGCCAAGGCGATGCTTTTCCAAAAATCGTTCTGTTCTCATAGCTAATCAATATTATATTGTTTTTTAATCATCTCCTCCTCTTCTTTATCCGTATATACCGTACCATCGTAATAGTAGCCACTCCAATCATGTACTATCGTCACATTACGTATCGGAATATCTGCTCTGGTCTGTGTACCAAGGAATTGACTTATCTTGCTCGATGCAGTGCAATACACAATCAATCCTATTCCGTCAGCTATCGCTTGCACATGATAGTAGGCTTCGCAATCCTTCTTGTTGCTCGGTCTTTTTTCAAAATCTACAATGGTGTGTGGTATTCCTTCAAGCACATCAATTTTCATTGGTTTACCTGAAAATCTTCGTCTTATCTTGTTCATCTTATTGTCCTCAATTTCTATTCTCTTCCTCAAGTTCTTAGTGTCAGCAACCTTTAAAAAGCCGTTGTATGCACCCATAGACACCTTCTTGTGCCTTGCTTTTATATATTTCTTTTTCGTTCGCCTTGTCATCTTCGTGTAGCCACGACCAAACCGATAGCCACAGAATGTTATAAGACGCTTCTGCTTGCCTTCCTCGTTATCAACTGGCTGCACATACATACGCTTGTAATGTAAGCGCATTCCCTTCGCCCAACCATACATATCACGTCTCAACTCACACAGAGTTTCTTTGTCGTAAGCGAATGCAATGAAATCGTCAGCAAAGTTCACCAGCTTAATCCTTTTGCCATACTTGGCTTTTGCCTTGCGAATGATAACCGTCATATTAAGGTTTGCTACGAGGTGCGAAATAGGATCACCAATAGCGAGTTCCTTCTGATTCATCAAGTGTTGCCTGATAAGTGCCAGAGTACGCTTATCCTTGATAACTTGCTCTATCAAGCGCATAGATATTACATTGTCGATGTTATCGTAGAACTTGCTTATATCGCCTTGCAAGTAATATCTATTCCGCTCGTTGTTCATAGCTATCTTCATCTGTGTCACCACAGAATAGCGAGCCTTTCTCGCTATCACTCCTCGCTCTGGCAGTCCTCCCATCATGTCATCAGTCATTCTATGTAATAGTATGTTCTCGATGGCATTCTTGATAGAGTTCTGCACACATATATCTTTGAAACTCAAAGTACTTATATGTCGCACCTTTTTGCGGTCGTGCAGATCAAAATGCTTGTAAGCTCCAACTGTATAGTCCTCGTGTGCGAGTTCTTGCTCTACGTTGGTGGCAAAGGCTTCCTTGTTATTCCATACCTTAGCCACTTCTTTCTTCTTTTTGCGAGTAGCGTTTTTGTGCTGATAACTGTCGTATATAGCAGTTATCATTCCTGTTGTAATATTCGTCCATGTACTTATACTCATTTTTTTATCAATTAATTATCATCTGATAATGCCGAGGTGGAGTTTCCGAATGCTCCACAGCCTACCCTCATTCACTATTCATTGTGCGGTCGGCTAATGCTCTTAACATCTTTTCATGTTTTGTTCGACTCTCGTCTCAGTCAGGCTCTGCATCTGCCTGTCAATGTTACCATCACAGGACTTATCTTTATTTTACATTATTTTTTGCCGAAGCCGATGTTCGAATTCGCATTCGCAGGCGAGTTGTTAGCGTTCAACGTAAGCGGGGAGTAAACGCCAAGGAAGCGTTGTTACCTCGCAAAAAGCCACGAACCCTCAATGCAGCAGCCTTATTTCAACCTCACCAATAGCAGGTACTCCAATTCCCACGTGCTCTTTGGCTATTGGCATGGATTTCTTTTATCTCAGCAGCACCTCTGAGTATATCTCACCATCTATTCGTTACCTCATAGATGGAGGCGCACTCTGTGCGCAGGTTACGGCTACGCTTAGTCAACGATTTGATAACAGATGCCGAAGCCGACGGACGAATACGCATTCGCAGGCGAGTTGTAAGCGACCAACGCAAGCGGGGAGTAAACGCCATTGAGAGCGTAGTTACCTCGCAAAAAGCCACGAACCCCTTTCTTACCTTCTGGTGCTTTTCCTCCGTTGAACCACTTATATTGACACACGTAAGTATGTAAGCTGCCACCAAATGTATTATCTGATTCTGGTAGCATCAGCGCATCGTTATTGTAGTCAGTAACATAATTAGACTTATACGCCACATCAATAACATGATTGTATGTTTGTTCAAAGTCCCAGCCTTCTGTAACAAGTTTATCGCCCACTGGAGTAACAGAGAGCTTCGATTGGTCTCGCTGCATATAACACTTATACAATCCGTTCGCATCCTCGGTAAAGAGCAGACCGCTCGTCCACCATCCGGGACTTACCTGAGTTGTCACACCATGATACAGAGCTATTGATACAATAATCTGTATTCTGTTGCCTGCAATAGATGTTGTCATATCCGTAGGGTCAACTGCATCACTCGTTGCTTTCGTCTCAAACATTTTAAACAACACGCAAGTCATTTCACCTTGTGTAGGATTCAAGAATCCGTCAACTGAACGCCACTTGTACTTGTTGCCCTCAAATGCAAACCATTCTAATTCGCCTATTCTGTGTTGTATTGCGTAGCATATAGCTCGCTGTGCTTCCATTATTCGGAAAGCGTTGCTCCACTCATTGATGAGGTAAGGAGCATATATACTTCCTGTACCTCCTGCAAGGAAGTTGAAGTTCGAACCAAAACTTCCGTACCTCCAAGTATCATTCTTATCCTTCACACGTATGCCGTTTCTTGCATTGAAACCGCTTGCCTGATAATCAACATCGGCGTTAGCCGTGTCATTAGAGCAGAAGCCACTACCCATAAGATTCTGCGAGTGCATATCGAAAGTGCCACCTTCAGCCAACATCAACGCAAACATATTCTCTATCATTGCAGCTGTTGAGTTCATACAAGGCACAGTCTTTGTTGTGTCTGGATTGTTGTTCATCGCCCTCTGCTCTGCTGTAGGCAAGTTAATGCTTGTGGTATGCAATCCGCCTGCATCACCCATCAGCGAAGCATTAGCGTCATAGGTCTCAACCATTTCGCCTGTTTGTTCGTTATAGCTGAAGATATACTTACCAACACATCCTCTCGTTGTATATCTACTACCATTCCAAGATGGATTATACACCGAGTGCATACGTGTTACATTATCGCTATCGGTGTGCGACACACAGTAGTCTGGAGACATACCGCATTTCTCTACCTTTTCGCTTTCGTGTCCTTGCCAACTGAACGGCTGCGCCGACATCAGGAACACATCATATACCACGTTGTTAACTGTTCGTTTGCCCATGATACGATAGTATGGTATAGTATTGCAAACTATAACATCACCCTCCGAGCCATCAATATTGTGCAACACGCCTTCAAGGTCTGCCCACTTAGCTACACCGTTATCATTCTGTGCTCCGAACTTATCAAGTATGTGCAATATCTTACCTTCCGTACCAGAGCCTGTCAATGGTGTACCAACCAAGCAAGGGTAAAAGATGTTGAACACACTTGGCACACCGAAATCGCCACCATCCTTTTGGTAATGCTTATAAGATAGTGCAGGCGATGATGAGCCAGCCACTCTTACGTAACCTTCAACCGTATCGCCTATCGTTGCTACAATACGCTGCAACTCGCTAACCAAGGTGTTCAGCCTATTAATCTCCTTAGTGGTTGCCTCTTGCGTCATTGCACCATCTGTGTGACTACCTTTCTGGTTGTATAAGGTGTAATTCGTACCTTCACCTAAGACAGAAGTATCACCCTTCTCTCCACGGTCTCCTTTGTCACCCTTATCTCCTTTTTCTCCTTTTTCAAGAACGAAATTAAATACAGACCTCTTAGTCTGCTCGTTATTAACGATCGCTACACTCGATGTGTTGCCTGTTGTAACTGTACCTACTTGTGGAGTGTATATGTCTCCCTCGTCGAGCACATCTTGTATATCCTCCATAAGACTTGCTGCATCGAAACACTTAGTCCAGTATGCTGTATTAGTTACAGGCACACCTGTACACGCTTGCTTACATATATACATCGTATAATTAGCCAGCACGCACACTATATCAAGTTTTTCGTAACTTACTGAAGCAGAGTACTCTCCTCTCGGCTTCAATCCTGCTCTTAATTGTGTTGTTGCCATATTCCTTTTTTTTTTAAAATATTATCCACAATAAAAATCCATCCATGCGTTAATAATTGGTGTATATCGTACTGTTGCTCATGACTGCCCAAGCGCACAAAGAACCGTATGGTACTCCTACAAGTTCTACAAGTCCTCCCTTGAATATCATCTGATACTTGAGAGAATAATCACTATAATTCTCATGTTGCTGATTCATCAAGATTGGATTATTGCACTTGATAGTAGTATATATATCCAACGACATACGGCTATATGGTGGAAAGCCATTATCATACAGGATAGCATGTGCGCCTATATAGCTTCTATCGGTCGGTAAGTTGATGATGTTGTTCGTTCCCGTCAGCAACACAAGGTCATTGTGCAATGTGTACCTTCCTGTTCCACTATCATACGTAGCATCACTATCCGTAATATTCTTAAATATCGTTGTCAGCTTTCCGCTGAACGTAGAACTTGAGCCGATATTCACATTATCGAATGTACCATTACTTGCCTGTACACCTTGTGAAGTCACCTTGAGGTTATCGAAATCAAGAGTTACCTTGCCATTGGTAGCCTTTATGCGCTCAGTACCATCATTATCTCGCAGCGTAAATTGGCTTGCAATCATACCAATCTTGCCATTGGTAATATCGACACCTGTAGCCAATAGACTGTTATTCATACCTCCCAGTTCACCAGCCACGTAGTCCTCAACGGATTGACCTGTTGCAATCTTCAAGTTACCCTGTAGCGAGTTCTCTCCGTTGGCAAAGAATGTTGTTCTATGCTTTGATAAGTTGAAATCGTTAATGCCAGCATAGAATGCGAGCAATGGTGCGGTGATTCCGCTTATCGTCTCATCATCACCTGTATAGCCTGTATCCAACGAATCGTAGGCTGTAAGATATATTGCTGATTGACGTGCTGCATCGGTTCTATTTCCTAACATCACAATATCATCTCCAATCTCAGGATTCAGCGTACCTGTATAATCAGTCTTAGATATTGATATGTAATGGCATGGAGCAGAAGTGCCATCTGGTAATGTCACCTCTATCGGATTGTTGAAGTCCGACACGGCTGTCACTAACGCCCAATACTTCTTGTTGCTTGCGGTCCTCGTCTCTCCTGCAACGGCATTGTTATATGACTGGCATAAGGCTTGATCTCCGACCTGCCACATATTACCACGCTGTTTTCCGCTAAAGTCAGTAGCTCGCCAATATAGAGTGTATGTTGTAGGTAGGATAATGTTGCCACCACCGAAGGCATCACCTTCCGACTGCTTGAACTCATGGTTAATTCTATCAAACAAACCATATACTGTTACAGGGGTATGGTGTGGTTTCTTCACAGAATAGAACGCAGGACAGTAATCTCTTATCACCTGCTCACCCTCATATATTTTCAGGTCCAGGACCTCAACGTTATGACAGAAGCTATCTGCTCCCTCGATACCATTGTTAGCAAAGAGATATAGCGTCTTAGACAGATTCTCAACATCAAGATGTGCAAAGTCAATAGCCTTAGTTGCAGAGCCTACTGTAATGCCACTTAATGATTGCTCTATCGTTATAGTACCTTCCTCGTTGTCAAGAGTATCATCGTATGTGTTGCCAAAATTAACAAGTAACTTACTTGCTGATTCTCCATTAGTCATGCCTAACAGATAAGGATAAGACAAGTCCTCCGACACAATGGATACACTTTCGCCATCAACAGATACAGCCACCTTATCCGCGTCGTAGGTGTACACTATATCGCCATCAGAGTAATCAGCGTCAAAGTAATCGTCTATATTATCAGCTGTTGCACCATACAACACTTGCAGACTACTTGCAGCTGGTCGCGTGACTCTCACTCTCGCCTTGATTCGTGTGTTATTCGTTGGCACTACTCCAGTATCGATATATCCGTCGTTAGGATTGGAAATAAAAGACGTCCTGTATATGCCACCGTCTAAGCTCTGTTGGTTATCCTCAACTACATCAACAGTAAAGCCGTCTGCAGAGGTACAGATGATTCCACCGCTTGCAGCCTTCACCTTGTCTATTACAAGCTGGAACACCTTGAACAAGCCTGATACAGTCAAGTTCTTTGTTACAATGTTATCCAAGGCGAACATCGACTTAAGGACAGCCACACCCTCAGTATTGATTGAAAAGTCCTTGTTTAACACGATACCTCCAAGGAAATTGAGTAAAGAGCCTTGTGTATCTGTGAGAGATAATGCACGTGTCTCATCGTTATACTTCAACGATGCCTCATTAATATTCAAGCCTTGTCTTACCGCAAGGCTGTTCAACTCTCCGTCACCGTTACGGTCTATCTTACCGCCTGTACCATCCAATCCAGCGAAGTAATTACCAAAGGTCGCACCTCCGTCTAACTTCTGCTCGCTCATATACCTGATAATACATTGCGCAACATCATCAGCATCCTTGCGCAAGTAGTGCGATACAGCCTCTTTCAGCTCATCAAGAGTGATACCGCCATCACCACTGCCAGTATATCCAACAGAAGTTTTCGTATTACCTGTACTGCTGGTCTTCGGTATATCATACTTTATTACTTCCATATTCTTATCATTTATCCATAAAAACAAAGGTGGGAACTTCGCAGCCCCCACCATCGTCTAACATTAAAATAAAAAATGGTTATGAAAAAATTAATTCACCAACTCCCTTAATTCCACGTTTGTAACATTCTCAGCCACCTTCCAACTCATGCAATCAAGGAAATATATCTTATCAGTTATCCCTTCCTCAAATACGCTCCAAGGCTCAAAGAATCCGCTTAGAGCAAGTTTCAATCTTGTTGCAGGCTTCTTATACTGAGTCACTATCCTTCGCAGCATGTGCGCTTCCTGTACGCTTGTATGGTTGCCTGTCGTGGTCTCTCCCACAAAGTGATACTGATTATCTGCTCCTTTATACACCACGCTCGAATAATTAGGCGACTTTCCATCATAAGTGCACACCTTGAACTCCACATCATCGAAGTCGTTAACGTTATCGTCGAGACTGGTGTTATTTGTGTACACCGTATCTTTTTCGTTCCTTCCTGAAAAAGTCGGATCACCAATCACCGCTTGTATATCGAAATCTTTCAAAAATACACAGTTGTGCCTGAAATACCTACCTTCGTTACTACCGCTTTTCGAACTGTGGTAATTCGGATCGTGTGGCGAGTATAACACGATGTGTGGCATACCTGCTATTACCACGTCACGAGGTATCGGTATGCAATAGCCTTTTGCGTCTACGCCCATGCGCCACGTAACAGAGTTTACTATCGGCAGGTCTTTGAACATCGTAGCGTCTGCACGTCTGTCTCCACTTCCGAGATTATCCTTCATATACGGTATGTTGAAAGTGCATGCGGTAGTCTGCCATTGCGATCCGTTCCAGTACTTGCCACCCCATTCAAGTTTTGCCAACAGATAGGTATCGCCATCGTCCATTGCATATCGTCCTTCTGATATATCTGTTTCGTCTGGTAGAACTGGATAAGGGTCATCGTCCATATACGAGTGATAGATATAAGTACCTTGTATCACAAGATAGGCATTATCTCCACCGAAGAATGCAGTAAGCTCTGCTGGTACACTCTCCAGGAATGGCTTTGCATTCTCATTTTCGATGTGCCTGTATTCAGGATTATGAAAAAATACATATTCCTGGAACGATAGCGTTGACTTATCAGCTTGTGCCAGATACTCATCAAGTGGTTTATTCGCATCTATACGGTCAACAATACCGAAGAACCAACTTGAATCCGATATCTTGCTTACATCGAATTTAGCGATAGTCGCGCCAATCATGCTCTTAGTATCAGTATAGTTCAGTTCGTTTACACTACCAGTAATATCATTACCTCGAGAATCATACTTGTACAACTTGTAATAAGGATTACGGAAGTACTTAACGGCAACGAAATTTAAGCTATCTGCAGGCCTGCTATGTTCGCTATCCCAGGGTCTGTCAAGGAAGCAAATCATATTACCAGCCTCACCGCCAGTCTCACCATCATGCGAGGTTATTATCTCAGCTTTCGCTCCGTTCGCCATCTCGGTAGAGTTCTGCAACGTCTCGTCACTCGCCTTAGTGATGTTAACCAACTTACCATACATGCTCGGAATAACGCTCGTAAACGTATGGAAGTTATCACGGATATTCACTTTGTTGAACAATCCTTCCTTGCTTATGCTGTTATCGCTTCCTCCATAGCTTTCAGCCGTTATCTCCGTCAGGTTCTGCAGCTGCGCACTCGTCTCCACGCCATTGCTAATGGCAATTTTCGTAAAGCTGCTATTGCCAGCTTTTAGCGCATCAATATCCATGATATAGTAATCATCACACCATTGCACTATTATCATATTCAGCCACAAGCACACGTTTTCCACCACGTCCGATAATTTCCATGCCACATCATCGTCTGTGCGCTTCTCGTCGGTCTTTTCATCGAAAAAGCAACTCTCCGATATATACAGATTATCGAGCACACAACCTGAGTGTATGCCGTCTATCGCTAAGCTATTATGATAGTACACGTTATTGCCAACACCTACGGCACGAAAGCAGCTTAGCAGCACATCTTTCAAAGTCTTCACGCTTCTCGATGTGCTCCTATACGGAATATCCTTCATGCAACCTAATCCGTCACTCGCATTCACTTCCAGTTCATCGTGCTCTCCGCTGTAGTCACTGTTATAGCTACACGGATCTACCCAACCATGCCACATCGTCACGCTATCACTCTTGCGTATGAGCTTCACCTCTACTCCTTTGCGCAAGCCAGTGTATAACTCCTCCTTCATATCCGTAGCCGTATTACCGCGCACATGGATAGATGCCACACTCTTACGTATCGGACTATAGATATTGCCATCATCGCTTTGCCACTTCACTTCTACAGGAGCATCCGTCGTCAGCATCTCCTGTCTCTCCACTCCGTTAAGTGTATTAAATTCTATCGTGTACTGTGTGCCTCTATCGTCGGCAAAATCATTGTAGTATATCATATCATTATCCTTTTCTTATAAACACAAACGGGAGGGCATCTCTCGACCCCTCCCGTTAATATATTCACACTGTAGCGTTCTTTGTTGTAGCGCTTAAATACTCACCATCACAACGTTTTTCCCGTTTTCTTCATGTAACTTTTCAAACCTAAATAAATAAGATCATTCCTCATGTATGGTTGCATCTCAGTACCACCTCCACCGCCAAAGTGTCCGCTCTCTATAGCGTTCCACAACTTCTTTTGTTGAGGCTTGTTCATCACGATTTCACCATCGCTCACCTTTGCAAGACTGCCATCAAAGGGCAATCCCTCCACTATACCACCATGAGCAAAGGCTTTCGTTACGCTTGCTGCCTTAACTCCAGCGAGCACACCCTCCATCGTGGCAACAAATCCTGCTGCTATTGGCACACCTGCAAATGGTATATAAGAGTGTGCCAGGAAGATGTTAGCTGCTGCAAGTTGCTCAGCTGCCACGGCTGCTGCCTTGTTCGCCACGGCTTGTGTCTCAGCTGCTGCAGCCTGTGCCGTTCCTCCTGCTGTAGCTACTTCCTCTGCTGTAGCTGAGGCTGCAGTGGCCACCGCCTCCTCAGTCTTGATAGCTGCATGAGCTGCACTCAATGAGTTGATAGCTGTCTGTATCGCCTGGAATGTCTCGTATATGCTGATAATACCCTGCACCGTATTGGCAAGTGTGTCAAGCACTCCAAGCACCTTCTCTACGCCTGTTGTGTCTGGATTAGCCATCACATCGTTGAAGTTGCGGAACGAACTCACAAGAGAATTAATCTTGCCTATGCCATCTGTAAGGTTATTAGTAAGTGCCTTGCCTGCTTCCTTGCAGTCCTCTTTCAGTTCCTCCAGCTTCAGTGCATCGCTAAGGCTCTGCACGTTCTTCATGCTGTCGTTAATCTCCTTCGTCATGTTCACGAGGCTCTCTTTTGCTCGTTCCTTCAATGCTTCAAGCTGCCTTTGTGCAAAATCCAAATCGAGCTCCAAGCGCTCTTTACGGCTCTTTTTGTAATCAAAGGTCTTATCTCTCGTTGCACCAACGTTCGAAGGATCATGAGCAGCCTTACCGCTCGTCACTGGCACGCTCTCCAACAACACGCCTTTGTCTTTCCAAAGGTTCACCATGTTCTTTTGAGTGTCGGTCAAGCCCTGCAGAGATGCAGCCTCTTCAATAGCGCTCTTATACACTTCGTGCATAGCCTCATCGAGTTCGTCCTGACGCTTCACACCTGCCTGTATATCACGCTCATATTGCACCTCCGCCTTACCTACTCTTTCAGCAAGCTCATACATCTTGAGCATATCATCACTCTTGCCATTATCGGCAAGTGCACCTATCTTCTTAGCAAAGTCGCTCTCCCTGGTACTTGCATACTCCGCGCTCTGTGTTCTCATGTAGGTGCTACGCTCCAATTCGCGTAAGCTCTTCTGATATTCGCTCTCAGTTATCCAGCCTTTATCCTTCTGCAATTTCAGCGCCTTCAAGCTGTTAGCATAGTCTTTTTCCATGCCTTTCAGCTCATCAGCAGCCTTCTCTGCATCAGTCTTTCCTTTACTTCCTCCTCCAAGGTCTTTCGGTGTGAAGGTGTCGCCACCACCTCCACCACCTTGTACAGGCATTGAGGATTGAAGTTTTTCCGCTGCTCTGTCAGAGCGAGCCTTCTGCTTCTGTAATTGTTTATATTTCTCTGCGTCATTTTCAAGGCTAAGGGTTTCCCACGCCCATTCAATGTTACCCATCACTTTAGTACGCAGCTTCTTGTTATTCATCACCTCAACAGGGCTGTAACCTTTGTACTTGTCACGAAGGTCTGTCATATCATTCTCTGCGCTCAAACTCTTGTTCGTGTAGAACTCCATCTCAGCAGCCTTCTTCAAGATGCCTATACGGTCATTGAGAGCATTGTTGATATCCTTAGCGCCCTTCAGGTGCTTACCCATTATAGCGCTTATCTGGTCCTCGTACTTGATACGCTCCTTGCTGTTCTCCTTAGTCTGATTATAGAGTTTTTGCAACCGCTGTAATTCGGCTATCTCTTTAGTGTGAGTAGCCTTCTTTAGCTCGTTGTTATACTCTCTTTGCATATTCTTGATTTTTTGCGATTCATCATAAAAATCCTTTAATGCAAAGATAATCTCAGTAATAACAGCGAGCAATGCAATAGGTCCAGCCGTTGCCCATACCGAGGCTAATGTAGCTTTCACACCAGCAAAGCCTGTTTTCAGTTGAGTCCAATAGAGTTTCCAGCCACTCAACTGCTTCATCCTCTCGCCTTGCTCCACAAGGGTATTACGCTCTGCCATTGCACGCTCAAAGGCTACACCATTAGCAATCAGTTCCTTTTTCTTCAACTGATATTGCTGCTCATACAACACTTTAGCCTGACCTGTAGTCTCGCTAATCTGTCTTTCGAGCGTAGCCATCTGGCGCTCTATCTGTATTCTCGAGCGCTGCAACGCTTTCATCTTTGCATTAGCTTGTGTGGCGCTTGCAACGGTGCTCTCAAATGCTCCCTTAGCTGCTGTCTTGAAGCCATCCCACACCTTCAGCAGCTTAGCACCACCAAAGATGATTGCTATCTGTGCCACAAGGTCGCCAAGATGTTCAGTCGCATAGCGCACAAACTTCGTCAATCCTTGTGTTGGCGCAAGGAACATGCTTTCCTCTCCCTCGAACATTTTCACACGAAAAGCTTCCCATGCGCTTTCAAGGCTCTTGAGAGCATTCTGCATATTGCCTACGCCTTGCTCAAACATGCGGTCGTTAGTTCCACCGCTGCCTTTCAACGTGCCAAGCAAGCTCGAATAATTGCCGTAGTTGTTTATCAGTGAAGCAGCGCCCGCAAATGCTCTACGACCAAAAACATTAGCCAATGCCTGGTTATCCTTGCCGATACCGCTCTTTGCCATGTCTTCCAGCACACCAGTCAAGCCTTTAGTCTGCAGTGTAGTCTGGTCTATTTGCAAGCCATAAGCCTTCAACGCTTGCGTTGCTTGTGGAGTGGTCGTTGACAATCCCATGAAGAATTGTTTCAGCGCCGTACCAGCATCCGAGCCTTTGATACCAACATTAGCCAATGTTCCTAAGGCTGCATTAGTCTCTTCGATGCTCGCATTAACGTTCCGCGCCAATGGTGCTGCTTGTGTCAGGGCCTCACCAAGTGATAGCACGTTAGTAGCCGAATTAGCAGCCGTGGCACTCATCACATCAGTCTCGCGTCCTGCCTGGTTAACAGCCAAGCCAAAAGCATTCATGTTGTTAGTAACGAGGTCTGCAGCCTCAGCAAGTTCTATGCCGTTGGCTTGCGCAAACTTCATTGTCTTATTAAGCATCGCCACGGCTTGCGATGGCTTCAAACCATTACGCACAAGGTTTTCCAACGCGTTAGCCGACTGTGTGGCTGAATACTGAGTATTGGCGCCCATCTTCTTAGCCTCGTTGCTCATCGCCTTGAATTCCTCCTTTGTGGCATTCGTAACGGCTTGCACACGTGCCATAGCGTTCTCAAACTCTTTTCCCGCGTTAATCATCGACAATCCGAACTCGGTAAAACCGAGCCCCAATCCCAATGTACCTAACGTATTCCTTATTGTGTTGCCTAACCTCTTAAAGGTATTCTCAACCTGTTGAGCGCCATTCTTAACGCCATTAGTCAACAGGTTAATAGCAATCGAATAACTAAGTTTTCCCATATTTCAATTTTTCAATATCTCAATCTTTCCATTTTCAATGCCCAAACAGAGCCTTAGCTATCTTCAGGTCCTTATCCGTAACATCTTCCTTCTCTTTCACTTCCTCCTCCCACGCAAAAGGCATGAACTCCTTTTCGCTCATTTCTCGTCCTTCCTTAGTAAGATTTGGAGTAAGCAAAATCTTTATCCAGTGTCTCAGCCTCATGTTAAGTCGCTTTTCCTTCTCAATATGAGCTTTCCACACCCAACCGAGCACCTCCATACCGCTATCCATCAACCAACGAGCATCCACGCCATCGATAACCAACGCTCCGATAATATCTCCAACCATCGGTTTTTCCTCATTTTCTTCGCGCTCACGCTCTTTTTCGTGTGCAAACTGGTTAATATACCGCAAGTCATGGTTTATCTCCTCCACGGCTTTCTTTAGCCACTTATCGTTAATCTTTGATAGCGACTTGAAGATTTTCAACTCGCAACGTTGCTCGCTGATAATGAAAGCAAATGCCATCACATCATCCTCGTTGCTATCATCGAGGGCAAAGAAGCTCTTTCCCGTCAGCTGTTCGAATGCAACTATATGTTTTATCTTAATCATAGCCTTTAACCAAAAAGGGACGGGCAAAAAGCCCGCCCCAGTCATGTTCAACTCTTAAATTTACAACTATGGCAAAAAAAATTATGCACCACCAGTACCTGAACCGCCATTAGAAGCTTGTGTATTTGTGCCTTTCAGCAAAGGTCCTGAGCCTTGTGTCTGCAAAGTGTTCTTTGCGAGGTCTCCACTCTGGCTTTGAATCTCGCAATTTGTGATAAGCAAGTTTCCCTTATACCAAGGCTTACTCTTGTCGATCGCTACGTTAGAGATGTCTCCTGTATTCTCATCCTCATCGTACTTCAATGTTCCGAACTCGAATTCTACAGGAGCACCTTCTATATACTTATCAATAAGCTGCTCATAGCTCAGCGTGTCAGGCTGCTCAGTAAGCAAAGCCTCAGAGTTCACCGTAAAACTCTTCTTTCCAACCTTACCACTCTGCCAGGAGCCATCAAACTTGTTGCTGGTGTCAATAACGTTAGCGCTAAGGTTCAGTGTAGCACTTGTCGCATAAGCGTGTGGCTTACCGTCAATGAATAGGATTAACTGTCCTATCTTGACGTTTTCGTCACTTCTGTAAGTTACATTTCCGTTACTCATAATCAATTAATTAATAGTTATTATTACTATGATAATCCAAATCTCCTATCTGTACATCGAAGAACATCACGTGCCATGCCTGTCCTTTAATCTCGAAAGGTGTAAGGGTACTTTCACCTCCTTCTATACCAACCTTCACACCGCCTACCTTGCGGTTAGTCATCACGTCACAGAATGCCTCCGCTATCTCAACGCATTCGTCATTATCAGGACTGCAGATCATGAACTCAAACATAGCTTGTTGATCATACACACCGAACTTAGTACGAAGCTGCTTAAATTTCGTCATGCGATACGTAATGAATGCGCCATTTGTACCAGCTGGTGCAACCTTAGGAAACACCTTCTCGCCAATAAGTGCGCTGAGGCTCTCATCTTCAATAAGCACCTCTCTCAATTCATCACCTGCCGATAATACACTCTTGCTCATACGTCAATTCTTTAATCACAATTACACATCATTTCCATTTCTCGCCCCCACACTATCACGCTCAAGCATCCACGTTCAACGTCCCAAAATCTGACTAAATGCCACATCAACACCATCCATAACTCTACTTAATGCAGCATCTCCGTCATTCTCACGCGTCTTAGTCCAGTAGCCTAATGACGACGAATGCGAGTTCTTACCATGGCCAGAGCGTCCTCTGTTATAACCTTCACTCGTTGTTCGCTGTTCTGTTCCACGGTCAACTAACCAGGCATGCCAGCCTTTCACCTCAGTATCACCTTTGTGGTGTCCACTCTGCTTTCCTCCAGCAAGAGTGAAACCAGCAAGCGCACCCTCTCTATTACGCTTTACTCTTGCGGTAAAAGCGTGCATTAGGTTGCCTGTATGCTGCACTGTCGGGTCTAAGCCTTGTTTCAGTCGCTCCTTTCCTTTGTTCATCAAGTAGCGTGCACCGTCATTCAGCGCCTTGCGTATTAACGGATGCCTACTCAACCGCTTCTTACGTCCTTCAAGCAGCGAGAGAGCTTGCTGCAGTTGTGGAGATAACTCCACCTGCACATTAAACTTAGGATCAATATTCATTAGCGTTCATTTTCGTTCATTCTCATTCATCTATCAAGATAGCAGTAATCAGGTACGTGTTATCATACGCCTGTCTGTCAGGCTTACCAACAACGTTGTACCTGTCACCGTCATAGACAACTTGCTTTATGGCCTTTATGCCATCAAAAGCACGTACCTGGAGCACGATATTACCTTTCGTAATCTCTTCGCCTCCAGCCGTTGCTGCTTGTTCGTTCTTGCGCTTTCTGTAGCATTTCACGCGCTTAGCCAACACAAGAGTTTTCTTCACCGCTCCACTCTTGCTTTGTGTACGCTCCTCTCTGTAGAGCTCGCACCACTCGTTCAACAGTCCTGCCCTCATACGCCTCGATACTTTATGAATGGTGTTATTAAGTCGTCAGGATTAGCGTATGGCACACTCGAGAAGTTAACAGGTGCAGCACCTTCACGGTTAGCATACAATCCAGCTGCATACACCACGATAGCGCCACACAGAGAGGCTGGCAATTCTCCATCTTTCGCCCACTCATCAAGATCGCACTGGCAGCGCCTTGCAGCCCAATCCTCAGCGCGTTCCAACAACTCTGTAAGGTATACATCCTCACTCGTTTCCAACAGGTCTATCTGTACCTGTCTTTTAAGCTGATCAATATTCGTGTATTTCAGTCCCATAATCTTTCCAATTTTCAATCCTTCAATCCAAAAAGGCTGGGCTCATCAGAGTCCAGCCCTATCAGTTTTAAGCAATTACTAATTAAGAGAGATTACTGTCCTATCATGAGAGCGAAAGCCTCATCACGCAAACGAAGCATATCAGCCTCAACGTTAAGAACAAAGTAAACAAGGTGCTTCTTAGCCACATCCTTAGATGTTGAGTCGATAGTAAGATCAGCAGCGCCGAACATACCAAGAAGCTCATAGCCCCATACACCGAAGGCAAGGTTATTAGAGCCTACATAGTCACTCATCACAACCTTTACACCTTCCATTACACCTGTAACGATGTCGCCCTCGGTCTTGATGTCCTCAATCATGAAACGACCGCTACCCTGATCCTTAGGAGTTGCAGCCAAAGTGAAGAACATATCAGAACCAGCTACGAAAGCAGGATTCTTGCTCTTCACACCAGTCTCATATACTTTCTTCATTAAAGCAAGAACATTCGCACGAGTAGGAGCAGCATTCAAGGTAATCTTGCGAGCATTCTTAAGATTAGTAACTGCACCTAAAGGAGCTTTTGAGCCACTCTCTTGAGAGGTTGCAAGCATGCTCACGTTGAACGCTGTAGTAATAGCGTCATTGATAGCCTTGAGAACTATCTCACGAATCTTACCACCACTCTGGTAGATAGCACGCTTCGAAATTGGCACAGAGATAGCCAAACGCTTAGGAGATGGACTAATCTTACCGATCTCAATCTTGCTGTCACTGATCTCGACGTTCTCATCTGCCCACTCAGCCTCAGCACCTGCAACGGTTGGGAAATTCCACTGACCTACGAGGGTCTGAATATTCAAACCGAGAGCTCCGATAACCTCACCAGGGTGCAGAGCCTCGACAATCTCACCCATGTGCACAGGTGTGATATTAGCAACCGATTCGTTATTCTGAATGGTTACAGTAGGCTCTTCAGTTCCAGAACCTGCTTCACCTGCTCCAGTGCCCTCACCTGCACCTGGTTCATCATCACGATACTGAGGGATCATCAAGCCACCATTTGCAGAACGCAAATAGTCGTACTTCTCTGGGATACCCTTACCATCAGCCATTGAACGGATAATCTCACCAAATACCTTATCACGGCTAACAGCTGAACGCTTCTGTGGCATAGCAGGTACTGGATTCTCAGCAATGTAGCTATCAAGCTGCAATCTCGAGCGCTCTGCACGAAGGTTAGCAAACTCCTTGTCCTCATCCTCGTTAAGAGAGCGATTCTCCTTAGCAAGGGTGTCTTTCAACTCAGATAATCGAGTATCAATCTCGACCATACGCGCACGCATCTGAGCCACTGTCATTGTAGTTTTACTCATAAAAACAAAATTTAAAAATGGTTATTAATAACTTTACTTATCTCATCGTAGTCACGCATCATTTCCTCCGAGCGTGTATTTTCTTCATTTTTCTTTTCCTCAGCTTTGCCAAAGCGCTTATCGATAGCCTTTCGGATATTCTCATCCATGCTGCGAGCCTCAACGCTTGTGTCCTCATAAGCTGGATGCGCCACAATTGACACATCGAAAATGCAGTAAATAGAATGCACGTAACGCACTGTAACTGCATTCTCGCCTTCACCTTCTTTCTCGTAGGTAACGCCTACTTCGTCACCGCTCTCGTCCAGCTTGTTATAATATCCAAAGCTCATGCCGTAGTAGTCACCACGTTTCACGCCTTCGTATGCCTGTTGTCCCCAAGGTGTATCAGGTGCGCTAAATCTCACCTTCACACCCACCTCATCGATAGAGATTTCTAACGAGCCTTTCCCGTTACGATAGCGTGCGAGCAGCTGTCCGCCATTGTGCTCCAGGCATGCGCTAATATCCTGCGTTCTAATCATATCCATAGACACAGCCTCAGGGAGTATCACCTCCTCCACTCGCTTGCCTATATTCCAATCATATAGCAAGTGGCTGCGCTTATTGAATACTATCGCATAGCCTTCAATTATTCGCTTCTCATCGTCCACCGCTCTAAGGTGCGACACTGTAGCGTCAATACAACTTCTAATAAGATTCTTGTTCATATCCTTCCAAATTTTCACAATTACGCGTTATTCTGTTTTTTCGCCCCCTTCACCAGTCGAGTTCTGCTCCTCGTTCAGCTCCTCCACCGTCTTAAGATTAGCACTTACAAGCACTTTATTCGCACCATCCACAGGCGCCATGCCTTCCTTCATGCGGATCTCGTTAGGTGTCATCGCACCTACTTCCTGCATCTTCTTATAGTAGTCGCCCTTAGCCGTCAAGTCAGTCTGATAATAATTGCTCAAGTCAAATTCTATCTTCAACTTAAACATCATGCTATCAGGAATTAGCTTCAGGTTCATTTCCTCAGCTATCATGGTAAGATACGGCTGCAGAGTGTCTGTCATGAAGGTAGTCTGAGAGTTTGCCGAAGCCTTGTAATTGGTCGAGGTCTGCATGAACACCTTATCAGGATGCACACCGAAGAAACGGCATATCTCCAAGCAGTTCCATTTCTTCGAGTCAAGTATCTGCAAGTCTGCAGGACTAAGGCTCACGGGGATGAACTTCATCGAACCAGGAATGTAATTAACACGCTGATTCTTCAGTAAGCCGTAATTAATGCGGTCAGTCACGCTCTCCAACTGAGCATCTTGTGTTTGTCCGTAGCCTGCAACTCCGCCGTTGTCTCCTGTCACAAATCCTCGCATCGTAGAGCCTACCTTGAAGGTGTCTTTTTGCTGCTGGTCGGTCTCCACGGCAATAGCGAGCACATTAGCAGCATTTTCCAACGTGCTTACTCCAGTCAAGCCACCATCAAGGCTCACATTACGCAAGTGAATAATTGCAGAGCTCGGAACTGTCTTGTATATTCTGTTAATCGGATCAACGATGGTGTAGCTATCAGCAACATTGTTATAAGTCACGCTGCCACCACCTTCAGCTGTATTGATAAGCACAAGCTTAGTAAGCTCTCCTGCATCATACCACTTGTACAGATAAGCGTTACCCTGCAATAACATCAGCTGTATTGCATTTTTCATGGTCCAGTAATAACTCATTCGGCTATTCGGACGTTTCAGCACCTTAGCGAGCTGCATCTCCTCGTCAGGAAGGAAATAACTCACTCTCTCACCATCGATGGTTGATGTGCGACGTCTCATCAACCGCATCGATAGCATAGCCACATCCGAGCTAAGTATATCCACACATCGATACACTGTCGCAACCTTCATCGCAAGCGTATTGTCACTACCACTATCGCCAAAGATAGCGCTCATATCATGATCATCAGTAGTGATTATGATTGGTCGATCTCCTTGACTATTGTTCTGGCTTCTGTAGTTCTTCCTACCACCGAGCCAATTTCCTATCCTTCTAAAATAATTCATATCTCGATATTACTTTTCTGTAATATCACGTGTCTTTCATTTCTCGCCCCCACGCTTTCATTATTCAATATTCAATAGCTAAGCGCGAAATGCGCTTAGCGTCACCGTCTCACTTGCTGCATAGCCACTCCATAAGCCTGCAATGCTGCGATAGCTCCGTCAATTTTGCCATTTTCACCGTTACCCTTCATTGGCTTGCAATTCTCCATGTTATCAACATCGAGCGTACAATTATCAAAGCACCATGCCACGGCTGGATTATCGTTAAAGCTCATCACATTCCTTGCGATAGCTCGCTCCATGCCTTCTACTGGCTTCGTAAAGTAATAGTTCGTCTGCTTGTAATCATACAGATACTCTTTGCCACCAGTAGCAATTATGATATTGCGGAATTCCTCTGCTCTATTCGGATCAAGAGCTATCTTCATAACATGCAAGTGCTTACCATGCTCTAATATATCCATTGCAATCTGGTCGTAATCAATTATATCGCCTTTGCATAACTTTAGCCAGCCCTTTTCCACCCACTTCTCGTATATCTTGCGGTTAGGATGCTGCGCCATTTTTCCCTCTGGAAAATACAAATCAACATGGATATGACTTTTCTTTTCCTCGTACAGATATACATGATAAGCCACGGCACTCAAGTCATTCGTTGCACTTAAATCCACACCAACATGGCAATCCATAAAGCCTACTTTGTCAATGTCAATCTTACGTGTATGATCTCGAATAACCTTGCCGTTTATCCACTGGTGATTACTACCTGTGTCGAATAGGTTCAGGTATTTAACACGGAAATTCTTCATCTTCTCAGCACTCTCCTGAGCCTTAGTCCATTCCTTCTCGAGGAACGACTCGCGTACGGTAATACCGATATGTGGATTAGCCTTCCGCCATGTCACGAGACTATCCTCAGCGTCGCCAACATCAGGAAGAAAAAGCGCATCAAATCTATGAGGGTTATCTGGGAGCTCTCCTCTCAGTATGGCTTTCGCATTCTCTACCATGCCGTAAAATGGTCCGTTAACCTTATCACTTCCAGTTGTAATAATCACATTCAACGGATTTTCTCTCACACCCATTGATGAGGTCAACACACCATACAACTCATTATCATCAGCTTGTGAAAACTCATCGAATATATTAGTCGAGGAGTTTCCACCATCCAACTTATCAGGACTATTCGCAACACACGTTATCGAACTATTGCGCTTCTCGCTTTTCTTCCACTTGATCGTATCGCGCAAAGTCTTCATTCGCTTTAGTCCAGGATCTATCGAACACTTTAACACCTTGCATATTTCGTCATAGCAAATCTTTGCTTGCGGAAACGTGTTGGCTGCCGTATATACTTGTGCATTATCATCACCAAATAAGTAGTCGTATATGGCAATAGCTGTCACGCTTGTAGTCTTTGAAAACTTACGAGCAATCATCCATATAACATCGTTCACAAGCCTATGAGTATCATCCTCGTAGAAGCCATACACATTCGAAAACAGATAGGTCTGTACAGGTGTGAGCTTATAGCGCTGCCTGCCTTTCGTGCCGTCGAACTTCAAGAACTCATAAAACTTGAAGAACTTCTGCACCTCATCGATGCGGAAATCATACTTATTCAGCCTTTGCAAGAAGCGTCTCAACTGCAACTGCTCATACATTCCATGTTCTTCAGGAGCATCTGCAACGCCTCGGCAATAAACATCAAGCCTCGGGTCAATATCCCCAAGGCCATAGCTATCGAAGTTCACACCTGCAAGGTATTCGCTCACTTCTGCTTTTATTGCTCTATCTCGCTGCTTCTCGTCCTCTGTCATTATGCTCGCTTTCTATATGTGCGTTTTTCCACACCTCCCATGATGGCTGTCAGTTGTGCCAATGGATCTCCGCTATCGTTATCTGTACTGTTATCCTCCTCATCATTGTCCTCGACACGCTTCTCGACAAAGAGGTTCATATCCTTCAAACTCTTACGAATTCGGTCCACAAGCGCTATCTCTATATCAATAGCAGGATTTCGTGTAAATTTATCGTTCTGATTTGTATCTTTAGTTTTGATAAGCACGCCATATTTAGCAATCTCTTTGCGTGCTTGTTCCAGTCTGACAAAGAGTGGAGCAATAGCCATAATAACTGTATCATGTCTATTGCTGTCATAGATACCTCTTGCCTCGAAAGCTGCCTTAAGCAACTTAGCGTAGGTATCTTCTGTATGCACCTTATACTTGCTATATCTTTCCATACATCTTTTCGAAAAAGTTATCTAATTCCTCCTGTCTTAACGCTTGCTGTCTGGCTTTCGCCCCCTTGTGGCTCTGCATCTCAAAGTGTATCTTATGGTGATGTTCCTTGCATAAGCTCATCAGATTATGATAATCAAAAGCGTAGGCTTTCATCTCTTCGAATGTTCGCCCACGCTCTATCGGTATGATATGGTGCACCTCCTGAGTCTTACACCATCTACCTTCCTTCAAGCACATCTCACAACAAGGGTTATTCTTCACCTTCAACGCCCTGAGTTCGGTCCACTCCTTAGAGGTTATCAATTCTCTATATCGCCAATCCTTAGCCATAACGGTATTACCACCTACGCTCAAGCGTCATTACGCTGTAGCGTTATAACATACAACATCACTTATCAATTCGCTTGTTCATATCGGCACTCCACTGATTACGATAGCCTTCCTCCTGGCACTCATTGAACATATCTCGAATTTCGCTCTCGATAGTTACTGGCTCTTCCTCGTCAAACAAGCCTTTACGCCAAGCAGGTTCATCTTTAATCGGTTCTGCATCCTTCTTAGCTCGGTGCTTTCGCTGCCTTGCCTTCCATTGTTCTTGCTGCTTCACTTTCTCAATCATTCGAAGCATCCACTCCTTATCTCCATTGTAAGAGTTGAGGAATAGCTTAACAACCTCTACAGGTAGCGCACGATCTACACAATCATCGCCAGAGGTGGCACGCAAAAACACAAAAATTAGGTAGTGTAATAAAGCATAAGTTGACTTGAAGCCTGCCATTATTGCAAGGTCCTCAAGTCGCCTGTTCTCCTCCTGGGAGATACGGGTTCCAATCTTAACGGTAATAGGGTTAATTCTCTTATTCATCCTGAGTCAAACAATCTTTTTACAAAAATAGTAAAAAATCAAACAAGTTGCAAGCAAATTATAAAAAAAAGTGAGCTGTTTCTCAACAACTCACTTTGTGATAATAAAAATACGCTCTCTTGCGTAAAATAATTTGAACACCAATTGTTATGATAAAAAACGATTTAATCTTTCTTTTTATGCTCGAAAGCATCTACTATCTTCGTCTCGGCAACCGACACAAACACATAGTCTATCATCGTGTTACCCATCACAGCCATAACATTGTTAACGGCACGCTGTAGCGTTCCTGCCTGAACAAGGTAGTTAACAGGAATACGCTTCAGCTTACCATTATCCTGCATGTCCAGTTCTGCTATCCTCACCTTATACCAGCCTTCATCTTCTGAGTCTTCACTAAACATCACTTCACGATATGCTGCAGGGTTCATCTTCTTTACCTTTAAGTCTCCGCTCACATACTGTTTCACCTCCTCGATTGCTGAGGCTTCACCCTCGGTAAAACTCATAGCGTCAACTACATAACGCTCAGTAACTGCCTTTTCTTCACCGTCCTCCATCGTCTTACGATAGCGAACATCAACCTCCATCCATTCTCCTGTTATTGTTTTCATTGTCTTGTTTTTAATTTTATTCAACGTTCATTTTTGCATACGGCTTCAACATGTCTATACATGCCTGCCATATAAGCATCTTCAAGTGTAGCTTTAGGATGCTCGGCTATCCACTTCGAATATTCATCATGCCAATTCATACCTTCTTTCTGTACTTTTTCACAAAGAGTTCGTTAGGCACAATACTGTAGCGTCCATCGCCGTGGATAACCACCCATTCACCTTTACGCGCCTTAGTCGCTCCGAACAGAAAAGTATTCCCGTGGACAATGTCTTTAACCACGCCATCGCAATAAGGTAAATTGTATATGTCCGTAACATTATCACCAATCTGAACAGCCTGCACATAGCGAGGCTCTATATTCTCATATTCATCCATAGTCATTAATCTAATCAGTATGTTCTACAACCTTCTCGTTAGGATCTTCCTCATACAAATCACAAGCTCGGTCAAGATAAGCTATCTCCCGCACTTCCTCCATCATGAAAGTAACTGGATCAACATCCTTCCTCTTCCTGCAATGTGCTATTATCGGATTCTTACGTCGCTGAGTCAATCTTGCGTGCAAGCAGTTCAAGCATTTAACCTTTTGCAGTGCAATCTTAATCTTAGCAACATTACTTGTTCTTCGTCTCATAATCTACTTACTTACTCAGTCAATTCAACGCTTACAATTTCACTTCTACCAAGGTAAACTCAACTCTCGGTTTATTCTTGTCGATAAACTTCTGAGCTACAATCTTCACACACTTGTTATCGTTCTTGATAGCCTTGCAGCTCTGTAAGCAGTCGAGGACCACCTTCAACGAGTTATCAAGGTCGTGGCTCTGTGTAGTAAAGTACACATCGATATGCAGTTCGAAATAACCTTGAATGTTCTTGTTTCGATACTTACCGCACTGCATAAAGAAGCTACTTTCATAAGCCTTCATGGCTGGTGTCTTTCCTAATGAGCCGTGCCCTGCAATTCGTATAACCTTGTAACTGTTACTTTTGCTCGGGCACTGGCCCAATATCACTTGTTCTTTTTCCATGCCTTAGAATGGTAAATCATCACTATTTCCGTCGGCATACTCCGACGCGGTTTCGCCAAACGGCTGAGGGTTGCCTTGTGCATCCACCTTAGGTGGGAACATCTCCGCCTGTTGTGGCTGAGGTGTTGGTTGAGGTGCTGCACCTTGTGCAGGTCCTCCAGCTGCTCCCTGTGTCGGTGTCTGCTGCACTGGCTTTGGTTGTGGTTGAGGCTGTGGCTGAGGTGTCGGTGTAGTCGTTGACTGCCCTGCTAACGCTCCAGCATCCTTCTTAGGCAATGCCAAGCACTTCAATCCGCCGTGCCATATTCGAGCGCTCATAAACACACCCTTCTCACCCTGTCTTATGTTCATGGTGAAATACACCTGAACTGTCATGCCCTTAGCCAGCTTACCGATAATATTCGTGTCGTAAGTTGTAAACACCATTCTGTTAGGGCTCTCAAGTGGCTCGCCATCCAGTCTAACCTCCTCAACTGTAAAACTCTGATTCTGCCACGCCGAGCCTGTCTTTTCGTTCACACCACTCTCAGGCGCATACGCTTCTGTTATAATTCCGATAATCTTCATTTCTTCTCAAGTTTAAATCGATAATTAAAAATCTTCTCGTTGTATATCTGGTCTTTGTGGGTCTCGATGAACTCGATGAGAGCCTCACACTGAGCCTTCAATCTCATCTCAGCTTCTTCTGGCCGATAGAGGTATTCCTCATGATATACACTATCCACATTACACTCAATAGAACGGCTGGCCTTCTTGCTATAATTCTTCCTCCACACCACTACATCATACTGGAAGGAATCAATCTTGTTGCCTTGCTGATTCAGACAGTACAGATACACAAGATGTTGCCAATGATTCTTAAACTTGCCAAACTTGTACGAGCTCGTTGTCTTGATATCGTGAACCTTCATCGGCATAAGCTCATCAATGTAGCCATGTATATTCACCTTGCCATAAGCAGTGTCGAGTATGCCCTCCGTATAATGTTGAGGCAATGCGCAATTATCAGAGCCTTTGCCGTACATATTCGCCAATTCAAACGCTATCCACGAGGGGAACTTGAAGAAGAATCCATCAAGCTGACACTCATAAGCAGTAGGTTTTAAGTCTGTACCATCATAGAGTGGAGTGATATTCGTCTTAACATCGGCATTGTGGTCAGTGATAAGGTAGTCAATCAAGTCGTTGAAGGCTGTGCCTTTACTTGCTGCTTCGCTAACGAACTGAACCTTGTTGATGTGGTCAAGGAGTCCTTGTTCCTGCTCCTTGCAAAAATCCTCGAAGGTCTTGCTCGGCTCGTCTTGACTACCCCAATATTCATCATACACCTTATCGGGATGCAGCCACCCCTCGAATGAATCGAGGAGTGTTGCAGAGAATTGATACTTGACTTCATTCATATCACTTAGCCTTTTTCTTATCATCAGCCTTCTCCTCTGTCTTAGGCTCTGGCTTATTATTCGGATCTACGAAGTGGCCACTATCCTTATCGTACTTGTATCCAAGTGCATTGACCTTGTTCATGAACAACTGACGTGCACGTTCCTTGCTGATGCCAATATGGTTGATACTCTTCTCGTACTTTACGAATTCATCGGCATCACCTGCTGTCTTGATGGCATTCACCTTATCAGCTATCTCATCCATCAGCTTGCTGAATGCTATACCAGCCTGCTTCTTTTTCGCTACATTAGCCTGGAATGCCTTAAGCACATATTCCTCAAGGAAATTATTCTCTCCAACTACATTGCCATCACGGTCAATAATCTCAGGAATATTCAAGACGGCTGGTAAGTGGCATGTATTCTTACCCTCGTGCTCATCCGAAGAATCGAAAGACAGAGTACGCACCTTCTGACCTTTCACGTCCTTCACTACACAGTAGCCGATAAGGTCAAGTTCTGTAGATAACGCAGAGAAGTTCTTCTCTCGCATATCAGGAACAAACACACGATTCTCTCCTTGCTGACGTTCTGATCTGTGAGCGATATACACCTGATTCTTACCAAGAGAATTGAGTGCAACGGTGAAGCTCTTGAACTTAGCGTTAATACTGCTCCAGTCTCTAATAGATGGCTGACGAGTTCCACAACAAGCCACGATAACAGCATCTATCATCTTACCCGCAGTATCGACAACAATAGTATCATACTTACGCAAGTCCATCTGCAACACCTGCTCGATATCGTTCCAGGTCTCAACCTCCACACTATCTACATTCTGCAGATGCTCCTGGTTAACTCGATAAGCTCCTCTATCGAAGTCGAGGATAAGACAGTTAGGCATACTGACAGCCAAAGTCGTTTTGCCCATACCAGGCTGGCCATAGATAAGCATTTTCAATGTTGAAGGAACAGGAAGTTCCGCTGCTGATTTAATTAATCCCATAATTTTATAATTTTTAAAGTTTAAAATAAAATTCTTCTATCTCCACGCTGTAGCGTCCTCACGCTCAAGCGTTCAAAAATCTTTCTCTCGGATTAAGCTTAATAAGTTCATGCTTCAACTCGTGGAAAGCTCTGTTAATCTCCTTTTTCTGGCTTTCAACATCAAGCTTAGCACGCTTGATAACCTCAATTTCGATTTTCATCTCACTGATTTTCTCCTGCAATCTACTCTGCTTTTTGATGAGCTCAATATCTTTGTCTATCAGAGGATGCACCATCCTCGATTGTTCCACATTCATCTCACTCATCACATCGTCAAACTCAATCTGACTATCCAGTTGGCGAGGCTGGAACTTTGCCTTTAAATCTTCTAAATCCATCATTCAATATTTTAATATTCAACTTTATTTTTTCTACAAAGAACGCAAATACATACATCGTTTCTTTTCTGTCTAACACCAGACACAGAATCCACATAAACCGAATAAGGCTGCAACGTGCTATCTTTAGTTTTGAAAACCTTCACAAACTCCCTCGCAGCATCAAGGAAAGACAATCGCTTTGGCTTAGAAGGATTATTCGGTTTCGCAAACCTCCTGTCTTGCAAATCCTTGATAATACTTACCATTGTTACTTCACACATGCTTTGTCCTCCATCGATAAACAACCACCAGTCATTACGCCTTTCACGTATTTTGCACGCATGATAAATGCCGTTGTATTATTCTTGTCCTCCCATCTTGCGGTATAATCGCAAAAATCTCCAAACCTCGCTGGTTCCTCAGTCATAACAATGTGCTGTCTAAGCGTGGGAAACTTCTCGTTAAGCTCACGTATCTTTCCCCTGATGTCATCAAGCATAACCTTGCTATCACACTCATCATTAAGCAGCACATGTTCATACTTGTCTTTGCAGTACTCCCAGAGAGCACGTCCTTTCGCATTTTTTGTGTTGAATCCTACACTATCAACACGTTCAATAAATCTTTTCATAATCTATATTTTTAGGAGTTAAACAATTTCTACATCTATCGTCTTCTGCTTCGTAAAGAAGACCTCACAACTAACGACCTTTCCGCTCTTGCTCTTCTTGTGATTACGATAATGAATATCATATCCATCCAAGAATAATTCTGCGTTACGCTTACTTGTGCCAATCTTATCAAGTATAGCCTTGATATATGGACGTTGCTTCAACGTTATAGAGCTCGTACCATCGTCCTCATATAACAGAGCCTCCAAGTGTCGAGCCATAGCCATTGCACCACTGTAATAAGCGCCATAGACTATCACACGCTGCATATCTAATTTCAGCTCATTATCAACAGCAAATCTTCTTGCGCTTTCATCCTTACGGCGTTCCAAGATTTCTTTTGCCATGTTGATATAATAATCTTCTGTTGACTTTTTCATAACCATTCTTTTTAGTTTGGTGGAGATGGAGGTTCCGATGTTGCTCCTTACGCTTTCGCATCTCCTTTGAAATTCGCCTGATACATCACTTTCACAAGCTCATGATCAGAAATAAATTATAGCAGCAAGTGGGTGTGTGAGTTCCGATGTAATCACTTACGCCATACGGCACACCCGATGTTATCCACAATCTTCAACCAAAAAACTAACAGCTAAATATCTCGTATCTATATGAATCATTCAAAAAGGCTCTACATCACTTCACAGGTTCGAGCCTGACACTAAAAATAAATTAACACATAATCAATTCCGAATCACCGTATCTAATGGTTTTCAACCTCACAGCCTCAGCCATCACAGCGGTCCGAAGCGATAACTATATATTCACAGTAAAAACAGAAATTTCAAACTAAGGAGGAGGAGCAACGCAAATTGCTAAAGAGAGATCAGGAACAACACTCCTCCTCCGATAGCAACGAGGGCTATCCCCTCGCAGCCCTGGTGAACGCTTCCACCTGAAACATAAAACCACTAAAAACAAACCATGTAAAAAGCTATATTATCCTGCAGATAAATTCACATCCACCATACAGAACATACCTAACTACTCAAGTCAAATAATCTCTTTTCTCCTTCCATTTTTCAACATCATTTTTCAAAAACTCATTTATTTCGCGTCTAAGGGCTTGTTTTTTATCTACCCTAACAAGTACACACAAAACATACTTAAAAGCCGTAGAGAGCCAAAAACCAGCCAAAAATCCAAATTTTCGCCACACAACCGAAATTTTATTTCCGACCAGAAAAAAATCAAATTTTTCTCCGTCACAAAAATTTTTCACTCCAACGAGCTGGGTGAGGGTTTGGCGGGATGCCCCGTAACCAATAAATCGCACCCCCATTTTTCGGTGTTGAGTGTATATATATCAGCCTGTCAGCTTGCCTATATACCTCCCTGCAGCTGTCTGCCTCTCTGCATCGCTGTATATACCTCTGTTGCTGCCTGAATATATATCCAGCTGTATCTCTATGTCCAGAGAGGCATGTATGTTTGTGTGTATATTCCCACATCCCATTATATCTATATAGATATATATGGGAGTGGGATAAAGCACACACAGATACCTCTACATGGTGAGAAATATATATTAAAATGGCTTGTTGAGTTTGAATCTTTTCGTTTTGCCATCATACACCAGAAGAGCATCTTCTCCTTTAGTGTAATTCCTCAACCATCTATCCACCGTGCTATTACCAGCTACATGGAACTTCTCTGTAAGAGCCTTATGCAGTTCATTCTTTGACACTATCTCCGTGTTCTTCTCTTTGAAGAATTGAATAACGAAGTTGCGTCTATCATCATCAACATCGAGGCGACTTGTGTATATACCGTCCTCGATACGGAATTCGAGATCATCAACCATCGTCTCACGTCCGAGGTGCTTGACCTTGAAGCGACCGTTAGATGAAGAGACTACAAACATATCATCACATTTTTGCAAGAGGATTGTTCCGAGATGTCCTCTCATCTTCGTTGCTGCATTCCCTTCGTTCTCGTGGAGGAGACACACAAGCGTAATACCTTGCTCGGTCAATGCCATGAGCTCAGCAATTAGAGAGCTGGATGCACTCACATCATTGAAGTCCTTGCAGAGATCTACAATACCATCAATAAAGATTATCTGAGGCTGTTCCTTCTTGACCGTCTTGCGAAGGATATCCAAGCGTTTCTCCGTGTCAGCTCCTCGCATTGTTAGCAAGTGGATACCGACCTTCTTTAGCGATGTCTTAGCATCGTATCCTGCAGTCCTGAGCATACGCCTGAACTTCTTGCGTACTGCGTAGCGTGGCTGCTCGGTATCTATGTATAATATCCTGTTCAGTTTTATCAAAGATCGCACTCCGCATATATTGTCTTGATTCTTGTTGATCATTGCGGATATGAGCAACATGATGTAGTTAGATTTACCAGCCTTAGCCTTACCCGTTACAGCTGTTATAGATCGTTCTGGAATCGTTTCACCGTTGTTGATACTCATTAAGTATCTCGGTTCTTCCTCGTCATCCGCCGTGTCGTAAGTCCACTGGTCTATCTCTGCCTGGTCATCCGTCTGAGGTGCTACAGCAGAGCTGCACTCCGTTACTCGACACTGCAGCCATTGTAATACAGATAACACCGATTTCGTCGGGTCTTCAATCATCTCAACGGCCTTGTAGAGATCAGCCTCAGCCGTTCGCTTAACATAAGCATGTATGATGTATTGACCTAAGATTGAGATATCCTCGAAGCCTGTGTATCTATTGGCTGCTTGCGTCAGCGCACACATATCAAGCGCTGGAGGCTTAGTTACTCGGACGTATCGTTGTATCTCTGTACTGATAGGTACTCGATGGTTCGTCTCGTAAAACGTTGCGATGATATCGTATAATACTCTCGCTTGACTACTGAAGAACATCGCTCCCGTAACACCTAGTGCCTTTAGTTTCAGAAATGTGCTATCATCATTCAGTAATGCAGCCATCAAGGAAGCCTCCGCCTCTGTCTCCGAGGCATTTCCGTACTTTGAAGCCTGTTGTTGTTCCATGAGTTATGTCCTCCATGAATTCTTTTTCGTATAGTTTCAGGTTCTTTCCTTTCGTCAGTATGTAACTTGTGGAGTCGCCAACTTCGTAAAGATCAGGATATTCATTTGGAAAGAGCTCATCGATTTTTTTCATCGCCATAAAGAAGTCATTACATCTATCTGCCTCCTCCGTCTTTCGGTCCTCCCAAAATTTCGTCGCTCTCACTAATCCTTTGTGGATAATTCTGTACCCGTGTCTGTGGATTCCGTTGATGTCTATTCCTCCGATAATTATCAACGGCGACCATTCAACTCTTTTCTTCATAGATTAATCCTCCGCTATCTCTTCGAAGTATCGTGCTATCTCACCAACTGCAATTATCAGTAGTCTGATAGCAAGCAATCCAATTATTACACACTCCATGATTATTCCTCCTTTTCGCCTTTGCTATTCGTTCGCATCTTCTTGGCAATCTCTTTGCCTCGCTTGTAATGATAGCTTATGAAGCCTGCTACTGTGCGTGCTCCTATTATTGCGAGCACAACTAACGTTGCTATTGTGATTCCTTCAATTATTCTCATCTTCTTTTCCTGGTTAAAAAGTTAATCACTTGGTTCAGTGGGTATCTTACCACCTTGCCGATATTCACTCTTGGTAAGTTCTTCATGTGTTGAATTGTGCTTTCACTTATTCCGAGCTTCGCACTCAAATCTTTCACATTCAGAAACTCCTCTTCCCTGTAGTCCTTAGGCTGTAGCCTTACTATCTCCTCGGCTATCATCCGCGCCTCTACTCTGTTCATCAGCTTTCACTTTTTCGGGAAACAATTCATTTTCATTCACTCCGAATTCCTTAGCCAGTATAGAACGAGTAAGAGCGTCAGGAACACGTCCAGCATGTATCCATCCCTTAACCGTCTTAGGGCTTTTCTTTGTCAATTTTGCTACGCGCTTAACAAAATTCTCTTTTGTCTGCTCGTTGTAAATATCTTTTAATGCCATATTATATAATAATTGATTTTCTTTTTTTATCTTGTTTCAAATAAGGGAGGTATGTTTGAAGTATTCTTTTACACTCCCTTATTCGTATTTCATTTTTACTCTTTGCTCGTGTTCATCACTCTCATGAAGTTTGTACAACTATTTTGCCATGTCAAGAAAGCCTCTTTCATCTCTTTCATCTCTTTCATTTCTTCTTTTAGCTTTGCATTTTCTTCAGCTAACTCCATTCGCGCTTTTGCTATCTCTACGAGAGTATTAAGGTCGCTTTCACGTTGTTCTTTCGCTTGCTTAATTTCCTCCTTGCGTTGCTTAAGCTGATACTCCAACAGTTTGATTTTCTCACTCTGATCGTACAGCTCTGTGCGCATTGCCTTGGATGCCTCCAGTACGCCACCGTTCTTCTTCCACTCAGCAATCCAATCTTGCTTATTCATGTCGCTCTTCTCATACTCAGCTTGTAGCTTCATGTACTCCTGGTCGCTTGGTGCAAAACCTGAAATATTCACAAATTCCTCTAACAACATATAAATTTCTCCTTTTTCTTGTTATATGATTAATAATTATGTTTATCTTTGTGCACTAAAAACATTTGCTAAAAGCATTTGTTTTGTTATCACGATGCAAATATAGCAAGAAACTTGTTATTTATCAAAATTACAACAAGAATATTGCTATTATTTAAACTTTGGTAACAATATTCTTGTTATAATTAAAACTTGTTAAGGTTTCGACTATGGGAAATGTTGTAGAAAGATTCAATGAAGCGTTCCGATATCTTCAAGGTAGAGGATTGGTTTCTTCGCAAGATGATGCAGCGAAGAAAATGAGCGCTGGAGCTGGCACGTTCTCAAAAGCTTTGAAAGGTAACGACAAGGCTCTTACTTCTCGTTTTTTACAAAGGTTTTCTGTTAGCTTCGGAATATCAGAAGAATGGCTACTTACAGGTTCAGGACCAATGCTCAACGATCAGCAAGAAACTCCTCCATCATCACCTCTTAGCGTATCAGATAAAAACGACTACCGTCTTGTACCTCAGATAAACATCGATAGTGTCGGTGGATTGCACTCAGATAATGCCATTACCGATGAACCTCAATACGTCGTTAAGATGGTGCCATTTGTCGGCGCTCGTGATGGTGATGTGTGCATAACCGAGAGTGGAGAGAGTATGTCTCCAACCATTCCACCAGGTGCGCTGTTATTACTCAGGAACGTACCTGATTGGCGAGAGTATTTCGGCTATGGTAACATCTTTGTAATTGTCCTTAAAGATGGTAGGCGCATAACAAAGGAGGTGCAGCGCTATAGCGAGAATCCTAAGGAGTACGTACTATGTCATTCGCATAATCCTAACGTGCAGGACGAGGAACTCCCTAAGAGCATGATTCTCGCAGTATGGAAAGTTGTAAAAGTATTAATTGATAAAGGTTACTAATATACATTATTATGGAAGGTTTGTTCTGGATTCTCGGTTTGGGAGCACTTGCTCTCGCTGTGTGGATTTTCGTTAAGTTTATCAACATGCTCGATGACGTTGCAGATATTCATAGCTTACTTGTGGATATCAGGCACGAAATACAGAGCCTCAACAAAGGCAAAGACAAAGACAATTAGGAGTAAGAATTATTATACAAATCATTATACAAATCACTACTCACAACAATACACCCCGATAAATAAAGGCTTTCCGCTCTACCTTCGAGCCCCATGCGAGCCACCGAAAAAAGGAAAACGATTCATTCGTTTTCCTTTTTTTGTTTTTTATTTTGTACTTTTCATACTTAATAGTATCTTTGCAAGCAAAATTATTACAAAAAACACAATATCCGTACTAATATGGAAGAAAAGAAGAGAGAGGCAATAGAATTGCCAGAGAACGCTTTTAGAGAACTGAAGGAAGGCGAAGAATATGAACCGGTGATGAAAGCATCACAAGTGTATCCAGAAGTAAATAGCTGGTCGGTAACATGGGGACTGGTAATGGTTGTGCTGTTCTCAGCAGCTGCAGCTTATCTTGGATTGAAAGTGGGACAGGTTTTTGAAGCTGCCATTCCTATCGCTATTATAGCAATAGGTTTGTCATCGGCAACAAAACGCAACAATGC